AACAGCAGGAAGAAGCAGAGAAGGCCGGCGCAGACATGGCCGAAGGATACGCGGCAGGAGTGAAAGAGCAACCCTACGGAATGGCCGGAGCATGGATCAAGTTCGAAGCATATCTGACGATACCACAGGCACAGGCCCTGCGCGAATTTTTCATCAAGAACGGAATCGAGTTCCGCGCAATATAGGAGGTGAGCTGATGGCTGACATTAAAACACCGGAAGAACAGATTTTTGACAGGATTGTGGCTCTTGAGGAGCTCGTGATTGACATCAATGCAAAATTGAAAGAACTTGAAAAATTCATGCTCTGCCTGGATGAAAGAATCAGCAAGGCAGAAGTGACGAAAGCAAAGAACGGCGTTGCGATCAGAAACCTTGAGAGCTCCGTCAAAATTCTTGCGAAAACAATCAATAAAGAGATTTAGGAGGATAGAAAAATGGCAGTTAACAATTCGTTAGTTCAGAAAAATACAAAGGTCGGCTTCACAGCCTACCTTACAAATGACGCAGTAAAAGATCAGATCACAAAGGTTGTCGGAGGCAAGGACTCCGCCAGGTTCATCTCTTCGATCATTTCAGCCGTTCAGGTCAATCCGGCTCTTCAGGAGTGTGACAATTCGTCAATCCTGTCGGCAGCACTCCAGGGCGAAGTCTTAAAGCTTCCACCATCTCCACAGCTCGGATATTTCTACATGGTTCCGTTTAAAAACAAGAAGCAGGGAACCACAAAAGCGCAGTTCATTCTCTCGGCAAAGGGATATAAACAGCTCGCCATGAGGTCCGGTCAGTACGTGGATATTGATGTCATCTACATTCACGAAGGTGAATACAAGGGGCGTGACAAGTTCACCGGGAAACAGAAGTTTGAATTCATCGAGGATGATGACGAAAGAGAAGCTCTGCCGATCGTCGGATATCTCGCATATTTTGAGACGATCAACGGTTTCAAGAAATCGATCTACTGGACAAAGACCAAGATGGAGAACCATGCAAACAGATACTCGCAGGCATTCAATCTCGAGGATTATAAGAGACTCCAGCGTGGTGAGATCCCAGAGTCTGAGATGTGGAAGTATAGCTCTTACTGGTACACAGCTTTTGATGAAATGGCAGAGAAGACCATGATCCGACAGCTCCTGTCGAAGTGGGCAATCCTTTCGACCGATATCGTGCAGGCTATGGAAGCGGACACGGCAGTCATCAATTCGGACGGAACGAAGGAATATGTCGAAACCGTAGAGGTTGAGGTTCCGAAGCTTGAGACTCCGGAAAATGTCGCCAGCGCGGCGACATCGCCAAAGGTTGAAACACCTGAAGATCCGGCAGCGGCTCTCTTCGGCAATAAATAAATATATTTATTTAATAAACAAAACCGTTTATTGAATATATCACACAAATATCATGAAGCTCTCCGGTGGTGGACGCCGGAGGGCGGAAGGGGGCAAAAGATGACTGTATCGTTTGAGGTAGAAGGTGAGATCACCGGCAAGGGCAGACCGAGGGTCACCATGCACGGAACATATACACCGGCAAAGACCAGGCACTACGAGGAACTCGTGAAGCTGAGATATAAACAGGCTTGCAAGCTTCCGCCGGCAGAGGGTGAGATCCTTATCACAATGATCGCCTATATGATTCCAGCAAAGTCGCTCAGCAAGAAGAAAAAGGCTGAGATCATGATGGTTCATCCGATGAAGAAGCCGGATATTGACAATATTGCGAAGATTGTCCTGGATGCACTGAATGGAGTGGCGTGGCTTGACGACAAACAGGTCACGACTCTTCATGTCATGAAACAGTGGGGAAATGAAGAACACCTTCGTGTCATGATTTCGAGAGGAGGCGAAGTTGATGCGTGAGATCAAGTGCATGGTTTGCGGCAAGACCTTCCTGTCAGACTCCTGGAATGCTTCTCTCTGCTCACTTGAATGCAAGAGAAAGAGATCCAGGGAGCTGTCACACGAAGCAAGGAAAAGAGACAGAGAAGGGGCTCTCGATAACAGAGAGAAGCCGGTGAGACGTAGAAAAGGGAAACCGATGGCTCAGCTCACAGCGGACGCGATTGCAGCGCGTGAGGCTGGACTGACTTATGGGAAATATAAAGCAAAGCAGTTCATGAGGAGGGGATGAGATGGAGAAGAGACTGTCAAAGCAGTGCAACAAAGTCCTGGCATATATCAAAGAGCACGGATCAATCACCCAGGCGGAAGCGTGGACCCTCAGGATTCAGAGGCTCGGAGCCAGGATCTTCGATCTGAAGGCGAAAGGCTATGCGATTGAGACGATGATCATCATCGACAGAGATGAGAACGGTGATCTGATGAAATATGCGAGGTATTACTTGAGTGAGGAGGTGGAAGGATGAAGGAAAAATATATTGTTGATATTGATAAGCTCAAATTATTCATCATGCAGCGGATGATTTTACCTGATCCGCATCTTGAAGATAAATGTCAGAATCACGTCAGCGATGAATATGTCAGAGGAATAAACGACGCAATAATAGCGATTAAATTTGCCGGGACGGAGATGAAGGAAGAAGATGGCGGATGTTAAATGGATAAAAGTGACAACTGATATTTTTGAAGATGAAAAGATTCTTCTGATCGAAAGCCTTCCGGATGCCGACATGATTCTTGTGATATGGTTCAAACTTCTTTGTCTTGCCGGAAAAATGAACAACAGCGGAGTTTTTAAACTCAACGATAAAATTGCGTTTACTCCGAAAATGTTTTCAACGATATTTCGGAAAAGTGAAGATGATATTAAGAAAGCTTTCGAGATCTTCGAAGCGTATGGAATGGTTGAGATTGTCAAGGATGTTGTGACAATTCCAAACTGGGGCAAACATCAGGATCTCGAAAAGTTTGAAAACAAAAAAGAATATATGCGAAATTATATGAGCGAATACAGAGAAAAGCAGAAGAATATTGCTTCAAAAACTAACAGTAAAGTTAACGGTAAAACTAACAGTAAAGTTAACGGTAAAACTAACGTTAACCCGCAAGATATAGATAATATAAATAATATAGATATATATACAGATATAGATACAAATACAGAAACAAATAAAGATTCTAAAATATCATATCAACTTATCGTTGATATGTATAACAACACTTGCGTGTCGTTGCCGAAAGTTGAAAAGCTGTCAAAGGACAGACGGGATGCAATAAGAGCTCGATCAAAAATATTTACGATTGATGATTTCAAAAAACTTTTTGAAAAAGCTGAAGCATCCAATTTCTTGAAAGGCGGAAATAACAATAACTGGTTTGCAAATTTTGACTGGCTTATCACAGACAAACATATGCCGAAGGTTATTGAAGGCTTTTATGACAACCGAACCGGCATGACAAAGGAAGCTCAGGCGATGCAAGCGTCATATGACATGATGAACGCCTGGGCAGAGAGAGGAGATGATCCTGAGTGATTACATGGACACTGATCGGCATTATTGCCGGCATACTGATTTCATACATTTTCGCGGTTGCCGCCAGCAGTAAGAAGCTCGACTTCGTGAAGAGACCTGATCTTGACGCTGATCTGTCGAGTGAGCAGGCAATCCAACAGCTCCAGGAGATCAAACCGTATTTTGCATATAAGGGCAAGACCTGGACAGCTCTGGACATGGCAATCAAAGCGATACAGAAGGGAGAAGAAAATGGAGAGGATGACATACTTTGATGAAGTAACCAAATGCTACAAGTTAAAGCCCGACATGGGAGGGCGTAGCATAGTGCAGGAGCTGGGCGTTTACGAAGATATCCACGAAAAGGATATCAAGAAAGCCGGAACGATCGGAGATGTGAGAAAAAAGCTCAACCCAAACGGTCCGAAGCTCTCGGAATACTGGGAGGAGTGATTTCATGGAACAGTTACCGGGACAAATGAGCATATATGACTTCGTTCCTGATCCGGAAAAGAAAAAACCGAAAAAGACTGATTTCTCATGTTTCAAGTCTTACAAGGACAACCGGACCGGAGCTGTTAAACTTGCGAAGTGTCCGCATGATGGCGTTATGAAGTATCGAAAAAGTGGCAGTCAAGAATGCGAAACTTGCGAATCACATATCGAGTTTTATGAGGTTGTTAATAAACACCGAGCTGAAACAGGATGCAGCTTCAAGGATGCGGTCATATACGCAAGGATGACTCTCGGGATTGACAGGAGGCAGGGATGAAAAAGAATGACAATGAATTCAGATCAAGAGTCTACACTGACCGACCGGAATATGCAGATCTTGACAGCCCGGAGAAGTTCCAGGCAATCCTCGGAATCATCGGCACGAGACTGAAGCAGCATCCGAAAGCGATCTGTTCATACAGTGGAGGATCTGACAGTGATATCCTGATCGACATCATAGAGAAGGCAAGAAAGCTCTTCGGGCTTCCAAAAGTCGATTATTGCTTTTTCAATACCGGTCTCGAAATGAAAGCCACAAAGGACCACGTCAAGGAAGTCTCTGAAAAATACGGCGTTGAGATCATAGAACACCGACCGAAGAAAAACATTGTCATGGCTACCAGGGAATACGGACAGCCATTCGTCTCAAAGATCATGTCGTCAGCAATGGAAACAGTCCAGGCGAAGAATCTTCCGTTCAGCATCAAAGAAGAATATGACGAGGCGGAAGATAAAGCTGCAAAGAGGCAGGAACTCCGAGAAAGATATCCGGGAGCTGAACAGGGCATCAATTTCCTTTGTTGTTGCAATAAAGACGGAGAGCCGAGACCAAACATTCAGCTCGTAATCAATTCATCGCCGTATATGTATGATTACATGGTTGAAAATCCTCCGAAGTTCAGGATATCAGCAAAGTGTTGCGACTACTGCAAGAAACAAGTCGCTCACAGAGTGCAGCAATATTATGACATGATAATCACCGGCGAAAGAAGAGATGAGGGGGGGATGCGATCCGTCCCAAGATCAGCAGACGCAAACGGAACAATGTGCTTTTATGGACAATCAAACGGACAGTTCAGGTTCAGACCGCTTTATTATGTTTCTGATAAAGATAAAGCCTGGTACAAAGAAAGATTCGGACTCAGGTATTCGGATGCTTATGAGGTCTATGGATTAACAAGAACAGGGTGTTGCGGTTGCCCGATATCTTCGAAAGCTGTTGATGATCTGAAAAGGATTGAACCCTTCGAGCCGAATATAGTGAAAGCTGCATGGAATATCTTCGGAGATTCATACAGATATCGACAGGGTTATAAGGAATTTGTGGCAAAGAAAAGAGAAGAAGCTGAACAGGTTCCTGGTCAAATGAATATTTATGATTTCTTAGGAGGGGAATAAATGGCAAAAATCAGAGCAATCATTAAACGACCGGATGAAAAGATCGGTCACGTTTGTAATATATCGCATACCCTTGAAAATCTTCAGAAGACTGTCGAGGGATATATCGAGGTCATAGCGATCGAAGGCAACACCGTCCTGATCTGCAACGAAGAAGGCAAACTTAAAAGTTTGGCACACAACTTCAAAATGCCATATGACACGATAGTCGGAACAGTTATCGTCTGCAACGTAAAAGGCGAGGACTTTGCAGATCTTCCGGATGGATATATAAAGACCTGGAAGAAGCTTCTTCAGGAATGGGGGAATCCGATATGACGAAAAAAGAATTTGCAATGCTTGCCGCCGGGATTAGATCCTACTACCCGAAAGAGAACATTCTGCCGAATGAGGAAGCGATGGAGCTATGGTTCAGACAGCTCGAGGATATATCTTTCAAAACAGCCTCGGCAGCTCTCAGCAAATGGGTCTCTCTGAACCGGTGGAGTCCGGCAATCTCAGATCTTCGGGAGATGGCTTCGGAGATTGAACAGGGAGAGCTTCCGGACTGGGGCGAAGCCTGGGAGAAAGTAATAAAGGCAATCGCAAGATGTGGAAGCTATGACGAAGAGGGAGCTCTGGGCTC